CCAACTCTATGTAAAGGCGTTTCCCGGAGCCAAGTTCCGCGAATCAAAATCTACGTGGGTGTTCCCATCTGGGGCAACCATCTGGTTTACCTATCTCGACAGAGACAAGGACGTTACCCGTTTTCAAGGACAGGCGTTCAACTGGATAGGCATCGATGAAATAACTCAATACCCAACACCGTACGTCTGGGACTACCTACGTTCCCGCTTACGCTCTACCGATCCCGAATTACAAAAGAATCTATATATGCGTTGTACAGCCAACCCCGGCGGTGTCGGCGGATGGTGGGTAAAAAAGATGTACATCGATTCTCGTACAGAGAACGAAGCCTTTCCTGCATACGACATAGATACGATGAAGCCGTTTGTGTGGCCTGCTGGTCACGAAAAGGCAGGTCAGCCGTTGTTCTACCGCAAGTTCGTACCGGCACGGTTGACAGATAATCCCCACCTCATGGCAGACGGTCAATACGAAGCCATGTTGAGATCGCTCCCAGAAGTCGAGCGGAAGAGGCTTCTCGATGGGGATTGGGATGTGGCAGAGGGAGCGGCCTTCCCTGAATTTTCACGGAGTAGACACGTTGTCGAACCTTTCGATTTACCTACCAATTGGCCTCGCATTAGAGCGGCGGACTACGGCTACGCCAGCCCGTCGTGCGTTCTTTGGGGGGCTATTGACTGGGATAACAATATCTGGGTTTATCGTGAGTTGTATGCAAAACACTTGACAGCAGAGCAATTAGCTGATAAAATACTAGAAGCAGAGCAGCTTGATCCGTTACCTCACTACACCGTACTCGATTCTTCCTGCTGGAATAAGACAGGCTTTGGGCCGTCTATTGCGGAAGTTATGATGAGGCAAGGCGTTCGTTGGACCCCTTCAGATCGCAACCGCATTCAAGGAAAGATGGAAGTTCACCGCCGCTTGGGTGACGATCCGTACACAGAAGAACCCCGCCTCAGAGTATTCTCTACGTGCCAGCACACAATCAAACAGCTTGCTGGTATCCCGCTTTCAAAAACCAACAGCGAAGACGTAGATACAAAGGCGGAAGATCACGCATACGACGCACTCCGCTACATGGTAATGACACGCATGAGCGGTTACGCTTCAATTCACCAACAACTAGGCGCAATCAAGAACCACGTGTACAAGGTTCAAGATGAAGTATTCGGATACTAACCTATGGCACTCACCGAAGTAGAATTTGTCGAGAAGCTAAAAGCGGGTGAAGCTACCGTACAGGATGCTATCGACGTAGCTACATCACAGCCTAACATTACAAAAAACGCACGGCAGCGTATCAACGCCCTCAAGTCTGGCTTTACTAAGATGGGCTTAGATCTTTCTATGCCTTATAAAGATTTGAAAGACGAGGCAACCCTAAAGCTATTTACCAGAGAAGGTAGCCCAGACAAGTCTAACCGTGCAGGTAACCTACAGGCTTTAGAAAACAATTTGAGTGGTATCTTCAAGAAGTACGCCATTTCTGGTGTTATGGAAAAAGTACCCGGCACAGATTTAGAAGTTGCTATGTACCCACAGCTTGCAGGGGCAGGTACAGCGGCTGGAACGCAGCGTACGGGGCTTGCTGGTGAACGTCCTATGCGAGGTCTTCTTTCTATGGAAGACTTCACCAAGATTTACGCTGAAGCTACTCCTATGATTGAAGATCAGTACGGACAAGCAACGGCAGACTTAATTAGATATCACGCTACCACTGCTAATCGTCCAGAGCAGCTTCAAGGTTTGAAAAAGTCGGACGTTACTATTTCTGGCGATAAAATTACAGTAGCTGGTAAAAAAGTAACTAAGACAGATAAGAAGGGTCGTCCCCCTCTTAGCTTTGACTTGGATTCTCCTACGGGGCAGCTTCTCAAAAGAAACTTAGAATCATCTAAGTCTGATTTTCTATTTGATACGACAGACGCAAAGTTTACCGAAGCGTTTAACAAACACATCGGCAGTCGTCTTCAAAACTTTACTGATGTACTTCCTATAGCTGACGTAAAAGTAGAAGGAGCAGCAGGTATAGAACTTGCTCAGAAGCCTGTTACAACCCCTTCTGCTATACGGTCTATTGTTCCCAAGATTATGCTCGATCAATACAACGTGCCAGAAGGCTTGGTACAGGGTATGATGGGGCACGTTAACGATAGTATCTTGCGTCGTAACTACGCAGGTATGAACCCTGCAAACGACATTCCAAAGCTGCTTGAAAATCCTTCTACCTTTGCAGTGGGCGATTTTGGCACCAGCCAAAAGACAATAAATATTGACTTGTTGTCTAATGAAGATAGAGCAGCCCTCATAGAAGATCAAAAAGCTACTTTAATTGCAGAAGAGAAGGCTCGTCAGGCAACTGCAGAAGCCACAATAGCCCAGCAGAAGACTGCAGCCATCAAAGCAAAAGCAGCAGTCACCCCAGAAGAAATTCAAGCCGCTGCAAGGGTAGATGAAGAAACGATCCGCGCAAACGAGCGTAAAAAACTTGAAATAGCTGAAATTCGTAAAGACGAAAGAGCAAAAGCAGCAAAGCCTCAGAAAAGAGAGTTTTCATCTGCAGACGACCTTTCAGATAAACTAAAAGATAAGTTATCAAAGTTTGGTATCAAACTAGGATCGTACGGATTAGTCGGCGCAGGTATCTACTCTGCTCTTATGGAACCTGCCCAAGCTGCAGCCGATATAGCTATGGAGACAGGTGCACGAGCCGTCGGTTTCGGTATGGGTCCTGCCGCAGCAGTTCCGATGATTATGACTCCGACAGAGTTAGCGTCCGGTGAATTACAAGAGGGTGACCGTATGGCTACCCAAGAAGAATTGATGACACAAGTAGAGCAACGTGCAGCCCAAGAAGCTGCTGTACGTGAACGTGACATCCGTGCCGAAGCAGCGATGCAACAAGGCGATAGCTTCTTAACAATGCAACCTTAATTAATTGGGAGAATGACCATGAACCTCAACATGGGTGAAGCGTACATCATGGGTGCCGATAAGACATCTGTAGAAGATCAGATGGGTGCAGCCAAGCTATACCGCGAAGGTTTGGAATTCGATACTAAGGCAAAACAAGGTGTACTCACCGAAGATATGCCAAAGAAGATGACCAAAGCCGCTGTTGATCCTTCAGTTATGAAGATGGCTGAAGAACGCGACTACTAAGGAACAGACATGTCCGAAGATTATCTCCAGCCTGACGATGATACAGCAGTACCCGTAATTGATCCTTTGGGAGAAATGCCGGGGTTGGCTGGTTACGTACGTGCTCGTTTTGAAGATGCAGAGAACGGAAGATACGCACACGAGCAGCGTTGGCTACAGGCATATAAAAACTTCAGAGGCATTTACGATTCTACAACACAGTATCGTGACAGTGAACGGTCGAAAGTATTCATCAAGATTACCAAGACCAAAGTTCTTGCTGCATACGGTCAGATTGTAGACATCCTATTTGCTAACAAGAAGTTTCCGCTTGTTGTCGAGTCTACCCCGATGCCAGAAGGCATTGTGGAATTTGCTCACATGGCGACTCCGCTCGATCAGATGCAGCAACAAGATCCGTACGGATACGAAGGAGATGGTCGAGACTTACCGCCGGGGGCTAGAGAAGCCACCGCACCAAGTATGGGTGCGTACGGCGAGGAGTTCGGAGATGCTCTCGTTCCCGGAAAAGCAAAGGTCGGAGAGCCACAAGTCGAACCTGCAAAAGAACAGGCTCGTCGGATGGAGAAATGTATCCACGACCAGCTTCTCGATACCAACGCCGTCAACGTGTTTCGTAAAGCAATCTTCGAAGCAGCATTGCTAGGTACGGGTGTAGTCAAAGGACCGTTTAACTTTTACAAACGAGTTCACAAGTGGGAAAGAGACGAAGAAGGAAATCGAAACTACAATCCGTACGAAAAGATTGTACCTCGTATCGAGTCGGTTTCGATTTGGGATTTGTTTCCTGATCCATCTGGTACGACAATGGAAGACTGCGAGTATGTTATCCAGCGTCATCGTATGAATCGTCAACAGCTTCGTGGCTTGATTCATCGTCCTCATTTCGATGCTCTTGCAATTGAAGAGTCTCTTGCAAAGGGACCAAACTACGAAGATAAATACTACGAAGATACCATCCGTGAAGATGAAACTGAGCCGTACTATCAAGCAAACAGATTCGAAGTTCTAGAGTATTGGGGTACACTCGATGCTCAGATGGCTAAAGAAGCTGGCATGGAAGGCGCAGAAGAGTTGAGTGAGTTTGATCAGGTTCAGGTTAACGTCTGGATTTGCGGTACACAGATCATCCGTTGTGTCTTGAATCCGTTCACACCTGCACGAATTCCATTCCAGACATTTCCGTTCGAGATCAATCCCTATCAAATCTGGGGTGTTGGCGTAGCAGAAAACATGGAAGATGCCCAGCTACTGATGAACGGTCACGTTCGGATGGCAATCGATAACCTTGCTCTGGCTGGCAACTTGGTATTCGACGTGGATGAAGCCAGCTTAGTTCCCGGTCAAAACATGGATATTTTCCCCGGAAAGATATTCCGTCGTCAATCCGGTGTTACCGGAACAGCCATCAACGGACTCAAGTTTCCGAACACGGCTGGTGAAAACATTCAGATGTATCAGATCAGTCGTCAGCTTGCTGATGAAGAGACGGGTATCCCTTCTATTATGCACGGTCAGACCGGTGTAACCGGAACAGGGCGTACAGCAGCAGGTTTGTCGATGCTGATGGGGTCTGCTGGTCTTGCAATGAAGACCGTAATTAAAAACATCGATGACAACCTACTCAAACCGTTAGGAGAGGCATACTTCCAGTGGAATATGCAGTTCAACGAAAAGGTAGAGGACATCGAAGGCGATCTAGAGATCAAGCCTCGCGGTGTTGCAGCCGTGATGCAAAAAGAAGTACGCAGCCAGCGTTTAACCGCACTTCTTCAAACCGTAGCCAACCCGATGCTTGCACCGTTTATCAAGATACCAAACTTGATGAAGGAA